AAGCTGCACGTCCGTCAATGCCTCGGTGTACGCGGCAAACGACGTGTCAACCAGCGGCATTTCGCTATCCGCTGAACCCCAATTCTGCGGGGAGTACATCCACCCATAAGGGGTGCCAACAATGAGACCACCGCTTGCTGCTGTGACAGGTACGTTCAGATTGTCATCGACATGGTCTGTTCGTGCAACTTCGATACCATCAACGGTGATTTTAGTAGGACGTTGCGCTGCTGTGGTCTGAGTGACATTACCGAATGTTCCCGCAGTCGGGATAATCTCGCTGATGGGGTCATCGCCATCCTCGATCTTGTACAGCGCACCAAAGGAACCTGCGCTGATGATGGTTTCGAGCTGCTGCGACAGGGTAACAACAGTATCAACAAATTCAATGACACGTATACCTAATCCTACAGTATCGCCTATATCACGCCAGCCTTCAGGAATATCATAAGTAACAGGCAGAAAAGCCTTTTGGCCTATAGTCTGCTTAACCAAATTGACCCATTGTTCTTCTAATGGGTCCCATGTCTTAACTTGCTCTGAAGGCTCATAAAAGAAAGCCCCATCAGAGTACTCTTCTAGTTTCTTAGTAACCATGAAGCCTCCAATTAAAAGTTTGTTGTTTGTTTTGAAACAGATTTACCACCTGCACGTATAGGGAATAGCCATTCTGTGGGATATCGTACACTGTCACTGAAGTGTTCTTCACCCTTAGTTTTATCAATAACAGCAAGATTAGGATTATTCTCCATCCACACTGTACGCTCTACAGACTTAATAGTCTTTTTACACTTAGGAGAAAAGTACATATTAATTTGACCTGTAGTGGTCCATAAGCGAGAGTTCACAGCTGCTACAGAATCGACAATCCCCGGGCTTTTAGCGCGGGCACATACAGCTATGCCTTTAGATCTAAGTATAGCTAAATCAGTAGAGCCCACAGGGGCAGATGTTTTCCTGCTATTTCCTGTAGGATCGGGATACGCTATTATTCGATGATGAGCGAATTTAGCTACAAGATAATCTGCTAATTCAGAAGTGTTAGGCATCCCTTCACATTCATCAAGAAATTGCATCTGCTTACCTCTAAGGGCAAACATAGAAGTACATTGTAAGCCTACGTTGAAATCAATACCTACATGTATGTCTTCATAATCCTTAAAATACTCAAGATCACCACGGACATGTTTGTTCCTGTCAAAACAATAGAATACACTAGCGCCTGACTCTTTGAATGTAGCGAGATATTCTCTAGCAAATGTGAGGGGGTCTACTCGACCTTTAATCTTAGCTATTTCTCTAGGGTCAAGGAAAGGTGAGTTCTTATAATTGAAGTGAAAAGCACCCCAATCAGGATCGCCCTTGGCGAACATGAACATGTCATACAGATAATTATAGCCTTTAGGTGTACCTATAGTTAAAGACCTACCAGCTGTAGAGACACCAAATTCTTTAGCTCTCATAGGAGACCATCGAGTTGATATACAAGGTTCAATAATGTCTTCCCAGGCTTTTTGCAACCCGATACCTCTTTCCCATGAGGAAGGCTCGTCATTGACTACAAAATAAGCACCTTTACCGCGCATTCTCTCGATTGCTTCATACGATACAAGACGTAATTCTACATCTCTTCTGAAGCGAAACCTACCTGTACCTCTGGCTGCACCTAAGGCTAAATCTGCATAGCCTAGCTCGTATGCTAGAATGGGGTAATAAATGTCAGTCACCTGATCGAATGTAGGTGCAATAATATACACATTCTTATTAGGTATCCACTCTTCCATATCCAAGAGCTCATTCACAGCAGCTATAGCAGCAGTAGCGGCAAGGTAGCTCTTACCCCAACCTCTGGAGCACACAGCTACAGCATGTCTAATGGAATGTGATAGAAAGAGTTTTCTGAATATCTTAGACTGGCCTGTATGAAGTTTAACTCGATTCATCAGAGTAGCCTTCTTCGAATTCTTCTGTTATTTCTCCTTCAATGATGTCATCGCTGTCATCATCTGTGAGATATACGTCGAGTCCTCCTTCTCCTGCACCCGGAGGCGTAAGCTCACGGGGTTCTGGAACCCTTGCATATTTATAGCGCAAAAGGCTATTATTAATCTTTTCCATATTGTTGAACACAGACATATGCGCAAGAGCTGAATACCTTATTGTTTTTTGCTTAATTCCTGTGGGAACAGTGTCCATAAAAGTTACTTTACCACGCCTTCGTATTTCCTGCCAAAACCTGTCTTCTTCCTCCAATCTCCTATAGAGATGCACCATATTCTCCATAGGGTCAAAACCTAATTGATCAAGGCGACTAGTTGAAGGGGGTACATCTATATCTGTGCCGCGTGTCTTTCTTCCAAGAGACCGTTGGAGACTAATCTTATTGCTCATAAAATCTCCTGGGTTTTAATCAGTTGTAATTACTGAGTATTATTTAGAGAATCGCTTAATATGGTGAAAACACTCTTAGATAGGTTTTTAGAGCTAATCTAGAAATCTCTAAGAGTGTTTAACTACTCAGCAATAGGGTTAATTCAACACAGAATCAAGCGAAAAGTCTTTTTATACTAGGCTTTTAGTTACCTTAACCCTATCTCTGATAGGTTGCTCTCTTGTTACTCTTCTGATTAGACTTGAAAAATTTACTACAGAAAATACTTTTCAAGATCGAGGTAATACCGTAGAGCTAATTTCTCCTTGTTAATGGACGTGTTGTTCAAGTAAGTTAAACGAAAGTTATGGCAGGTAAATAGGACAGACGGTTCTCTTCCCTTTTTCGTTTGTACCTATTTAAAGATTACTGCATCGCCTGCCTTTTTACTATGTTATTTACTCATTCTTATTAGGCGACTTATTGTTTCCCTAGAATACAACGACAATAAGACTTCCTTACCCTTTAGTTATTAAGACACCAACATATTTTCGGCCTTTCGCTTCCAGGGGGTTGCTTTTGGGCTTTTATGGTGAGAAGCATTACGTGCATAACGTAGTGTGGTTGTCTTAGTAATGTTTAAGGGGGTAAGGGGGTTCCACTTTGTTGCCTTTTAACAGTGAGAAAATGTTAATATAAAGGAATTCCTTTATTATTTTTATGTTATTAAGCTTGTAGCTTTAAGTCGGATAATTTATTGTACTTAACGGTGAAGCTACCCGGTGTGCTGTAGTAAGTGTGTTCCTTTAGAGTTATAGCCCTTAGGTATTCAAGGGTAAGCCTTAGGTATTCAAGGGTAAGCTGTAGTAAGTGTGTTCCTTTAGAGTTATAGCCCTTAGGTATTCCCTGTCGAAAAAAAAAAAAAGTATCCCCTACCAAGACACCACTCAATTAAGAGAGGCATCCTGGTAGGGGAATAATGTTTAAGGTTGTAACTCCTTCCATTTCTCAGCTCGATATTGCCTAATAAAATCATAAATATCATTACTGGAAAGGGTCTGACAACCGATAGTAATTTTATTAAAGTATGTTGTAAAGCCAGCTACAGTAGGCGCACTTTCTGCCCACTTATAGAATCGCTCGACTTCCTCAGCTCGCACATGTATTCCATTACAATTGACAGAGCCATCATAATGAATAACCCATTCGCTCTGCTCTTCTGGTCCGGTGAAATAGTAAGCTGGACCATTACCGCCATAAGTATAATATGTAAGCGACTCGAATTTACGAAAAGAACCATCGATAGACATCTCAACACGTCCTGTAAGATTCCTCACACTACCCGGGGTCCACCCCACAAATCTAAAACCATCAGGTATTTCAGGAAAACCATTAAGTTTAGCTATTTCTGAATTATAAGGTACGGCGTAAAAAGCTGCCTTGCATAGCCCGTTAAGGTCGTTAGTCCGACTTACCCATTCACCTCCCATGTATAACCAACCTCCGAAAAGATCTAAAGGCTTCTTAGGGCACTTCAGGAAACCCGTTGAGTTTGGCAAGAATGTATTTCCTTTGCCTAGGAATATAGTGCCTTCAGGCAATGGTAGTGCATGTGGTGGTGGTATAAAATTAGTGCCCATGTTATCTCCTTAGAGCAGTATCCTCGTAACATCTCCCCCCCCGTATCATTCGTTTAATCACCTTTGTTTAATTAAAGTTTCACAGTGGATCATGATGTTTCCCCTTCGACGTGCTCCCGAACATTTTCGTCTTGCAACTCCGGTAGTAGTTCAAGTAAATCATCTCGCTCGCGCCGCCACGCCGTTGAGCGCTGCACCTCCGTCGCCAATTCTGCCGATGCCCCCGCCGTTTCTGCCGATGCCGCCCATTCCTCCATGAGCACCGCCCA